CAAGACGAAGTTTTAAAATTAAACACAACTTCTGCTACTGGTAATCCTTTTATAGATTTTAGTCAAAATGGAAGTAGAAAATCTTTTATACAACATAATGATACAAATAATACTTTAAAAATAGCTTCTGAGTTTGGCGCTATTTCTTTACAAACTGCTACTGATGGTAATCAAACTGAGAGAGTGTCTATATCAAATGTGTCTGCATCTTTCACAGTACCAGTTAAAGACGCTGGCCGTACAATAGTTAAAATATTACCCCATAATTTTGTACCTAATGATGGTGGTCGACCTGTACAAATAGAAGATGATTCTATAGGATCAAATGAATTGTTTTTACATTCACATTCAGATTTCGACATGTACGCATACATTGAAATACCATATGGAATGACTGCCACTCATGTTAAAATATTTGGTTCAAACACAGGAGAAAACTTTACAGTATATGAAGCTAATTTTAATACTAAAACAATAGCAGCAAAATGTTCTGCAACAGCAATAGAGTCTGAAGCCGACATAACCGATGTGCCATGGACTGATGCAAATTATTTAGTTATATTAGTAACATCAGCGGGAGTAACAGATGAAATTCACGGTGGGTATGTAAAAATAGAACCATCCTAATAAAAGATAAGATATGGCATTAAGAGCAAGAAAACCCATTGACAAGCATAAAATAACAGACAGCACTAAATTAGCTAAAATATCACAATCTTTTGATGATGGTAAACATTTAGCATTAGATGTGTACGAAGGTGAAGCAGCTTTATTATATCAAGTTCAAGAACTAACAGATGAGGTTAAAGAAATATATCGTTATTTAGGATCAGAAGTTGGCGATGGAGCTAAAGGAGACACAGGTAACACTGGCGCTCGAGGAGCTACAGGCCCACAAGGACCAGCTGGTAATAATGGATCTAATGGTTCAAATGGTAGTAATGGAGCAGCCGGTGCAGCAGGTAATGATGCCGGCTTATATACAAGTGGTAAAGGTGTCGAATCCGTATTTTTACCACCTTCTGCTTTTGTTGGATTAGATTATTTAGCTCGGTCTGGTCCCAATGGAACCACGACAACTAATGCTTCAGATATATTACATGCCATGTGGCCAGGCCTTACAGGTAAAAGAGTTGTATCAATTACTGTACATACAAACGCCAGTAGAGGAATAAGAAATTCTGTGAATGTGTATAGAACTCAATTTGGCACTGTCACAGGATTACTCTCAAGTGCAGGTAATAGTGATAAAGAATTAAACACTACTGATTGGACATGTGCTGCAGGTGAAACCATATCAATAACAATAGCTCCGGGATCTACTACTGCAATAGTATACGGTGCAACTTTAACATTAGGCTAATATATGGAATTAAAACCTTTAAATAGAGACCCTAAATTAAATGATTTTAGTAAGGATGACCTTGTATTAAATACATCTACAGGAGATATATTTGCTAAAACAGATAATAAATTATTTAAAATAGCATCTAGAAACACACTTACTGACACCTCTACCGACACAGCATTAACTTTAATCCCCCCCTCTCCTACTAAAAATACTCTACTTACAAATATATTAGAATATAAAGAAACAACAATAACTAAAGAGAATAGTGGTAGTTTTTTAACCCCTACAGTCCATTCAGGTAAAACATACTACAATTTAGATTTATCTAATATTTCAGCTATGTTCATTAGATTAGATGATGAATTCTTATATCCTATTGGTTTTATAACACCCCCCACAGTAGATGGAAGAGCTCATACTGTATATGTTGAATCAGCTCATTCTACTGGACATTATATAGCTAATACAGGTGCAACTAGTTTAGTAGAAACTAAAGTAGATTCGGGGGATTTAGTAGCAGATTCATTTATTACTCGCACAGTAGGAGGAACTAGTTACCCCAACACATTTAAAATAGATAACGGATGTAGAGTAATGTTAGTAAGAAGTAGATTTGATTGGAAAATACAATCATTAAGTGATTTTACAGGTGTTACCGCAAGCTTTGGACATATAAAAGGAGATATAAACATGGATGGTGGGTCTTTTTAATTTTTATATATGTATATAAGAATAATAATTAAACAATAAAAGTTATGGAAAAACAACTTACTTCTGAAGAATTAAATCAAGTAAAAAACTTACAAGAACAAACTCGGCAAGTTACTATGCAATTGGGTGCTGTAGAAATTAAAAAAATGCAATTAAAGGACTTAATTCAAAACCTTCAACAACAAGAAGAACAAATAGCAAAAACTCTTTCTGATAAATATGGAATAGGTACTTTAGATATAGACACCGGTAAGCTCACCATAACAGAAAATTAAACATACAGATATAGGTTTACACTTTTTTTTTATATTTATACTAGAATAATGCATTGTAATTAAGCTTAATAATATAAAAAATGGCAAACGAAACTATTGTATCCCCAGGTGTATTTACTAGAGAAAATGATCAATCATTTCTTCCACAAGGTATAGGACAAATAGGAGCAGCAATTGTAGGACCCACACAACAAGGTCCTGCTTTTGTTCCCGTAGTAATAAGAAATGGCTTTTCTGAATTTCAGAGAAGGTTTGGTGATTTAAGTCCCCATACATACATCCCCCAAACAGTAAGAGAATATTTAAGATCAGCTGGATCTGTAACTGTGTGTAGAGTATTAGCAGGAGGCGGATATAAATTTGATGGTACTAATAAACAAGTAATAGCATTAGTAGCTTCTAGTTCTGCAGGTTCTTCAGTAGGAATAAAAGCAAAAGGTGCTGCTAATTTAGCAAATGCTGCATCAGATAATCAAGAATTTAGGTTTGAAGCAGGTTCTAATATATTTAGATTTATTGCATCCGATCCCGTAGGAGCAGGGGTTCCCGATGACGACACAGATGGTCAAGTATTCTTCTTTGCAACAGGGGCAAATGCAGCATCATCCTCCGCAAATTTAGCAAAAGAAATAAATGATAATGTATCATCTATATTATCAGCATCAGCTAATGGAGCCCAATTACAATTAACTTCCTCAGTAATAGGAACAGGAGCTAATGGTTTTTCATTTAAAACAGGTTCATCAACTACTTCATTTAGTACAAATAATTCAACTTTAATTACATTAGCAGGAGGAATAGGTTCTACCGCTATTTCAGGACATGGAGAAATATTAACTGTATTTTTCCCTTCTAAAAACACTTCAGACGCTTTAGCTTTAGAATTAGGAAATTCTATTTTATCACCTGAAGGAGAATCATTATCAGGTTCATTTAGTTTAACTCTATCAGGATCAGGAGCTGGATCTACAGGTAAAAAAGTTTCAGCTTCATTAGTAACAACTGCAAATGATTATATTGAACAAGTATTAGGTGTAAGAGGTAATTCAAATAATAGTAAAATAGGTGCTAACGCATATGAATTTTCGGCATTCCCACGTTTAAATTTTAAACAACGACAATTATCTTTGGTTTCTAATCAAGGTGTAAATCTATCATTAGTATCAAATACTCAAAATCTTGAATTTACTAGTTCATTTAGTGAAGGTTATAGTCAAGCTTCTACCCCCTTTATTACTTCTCAATTAGATGTAGCTAAAAATGTTACCAATTTATTTAAATTTCATACTTTAGCAGATGGTACTGATACTAACACAAAATATAAAGTATCTATTTCAAATCTAAAAGAACCATCTAACATTAATGGTGAAGAACAATATTCACAATTTAGTGTAACCCTTCGAGCATTTAGTGATGATGATAAAAATCAATCTATATTAGAACAATTTAATAACTGTAATTTAGATCCTAATGATGTAAATTATATATCAAGAAAAATAGGTGATAGATATGCTCAATATAATGATGTTTTAGGTAAAGTAGAATTAAAAGGTAATTACCCCAATACATCACAATACGTTAGAGTAGAAGTTACTTCTCAAGTTGAAGAAGGAGCTTTATCACCAAAATTATCACCTTATGGTTTTAGAGCTATTAATGATACAATTACAGGATTTTCACTAGGGGACATTACTTGTTTTTTACCAAGTGCGTCTTTTAAAACTCAACATATAGATAATAATAGTAATTTTAATATATCATCTTATTTGGGATGGGATTTTTCTCAAACAACAGATAATATTAACTGGATAGGACCAGTTCCAAAATCAGCTCCTTCTAATATATCAGGCGATTTTAATGTAGGTAAATTTTCAGTACATCCAAGTGCTAGTATATCATTTTTAGGATCTTTAAGTGCATCATTAGATACAACAGGTGAAGCAGGTCCTACTAACACATTTATAAAATTCTCAGTACCCTTCCAAGGTGGTTCAGATGGTATTAACCCAACAATAGTACCTCAAGTTGGAGAATATATTGAAGATTCTAATTTATATGGTTTTGATTTAAGTGGAACCAATAAAGCAGGATATAAAGGGTATAAAAAAGCCTTAGATATACTTTCAAATCAGGATGAGTATGATATTAATATGTTAGCATTACCTGGTGTAATTAAAACTTTACACCCTTCAGTTACAAATGCTGCTATTGATATGGTAGAAGCCCGAAGTGATGCTTTCTATGTAATGGATTTAAACCAAGTTAATGACCCCATAAACACAGCTGTAAACGCGACAGATGGTCTAGACACTAACTACGCTGCAGCATATTACCCATGGGTTAAAGTACTTGATACTTCAAGAAATAAACCAATATTTGTACCACCATCAGTAGTAGTACCAGGTGCTATTGCAGCAAGTGATGCTTTACAAGCTGAATGGTTTGCACCCGCAGGTTTAACTAGAGGTGTATTAGGTAATGTATTAGAAGCTAGAATTAGATTAAATCAAGCTGAAAGAGACAGTTTATATGAAGCTTCAATTAACCCAATTGCAACATTCCCACAAACTGGAATTTGTATTTGGGGTCAGAAAACATTACAATTAAAATCATCAGCATTAGATAGAATTAATGTTCGTAGATTATTAATTGCTGTTAAAAAATTCATTGGAAGTTCTTCAAGATATTTACTATTTGAACAAAACACAGCAGCAACACGTAATAGATTTTTAAATATTGTAAATCCATATTTAGAATCTATACAATCAAGACAAGGATTATTTGCTTTTAGAGTACAAATGGATGAAAATAACAACACAGCAGATGTAATTGACAGAAACCAATTAGTAGGTGCTATTTATTTACAACCAACTAAAACAGCTGAATTTATTATTTTAGACTTTAATGTTCTCCCAACGGGTGCAACATTTGGTGAATAAAAACTTAAAAATTATATATTTATAATAAAATAAATAACAATGGCAATATTAGACACAAACGAAATGATGTACACGGCTTTCGAGCCTAAGCTAAAAAATAGGTTTGTAATGTTTATAGATGGTATTCCTGCTTTTTTAATTAAGCAAACAAATAAACCAAATATAACATTTTCAGACGTAATTCTTGATCATATTAATGTAAAAAGAAAGATTAAGGGTAAAGCTAACTGGGAAGATGTACAATGTACATTATATGACCCCGTTACTCCATCTGGTGCACAAGCAGTAATGGAATGGATTCGTTTATCCCATGAGTCAGTTACAGGTAGAGATGGCTATTCTGATTTCTATAAAAAAGACATTAGATTTAACGCATTAGGTCCTGTGGGTGATGTAGTTGAAGAATGGATCTTAAAAGGTGCATATTGCCATGCAGCTAATTTTGGGGAGGCAGATTGGTCTTCATCTGACCCCGCAGATATTCAACTTACTATAAGAATGGATTACGCTATTTTAAATTTCTAATATACTTCTCTCCCGAAGTTGCGAGGTTGGACGTCATTTTATGACGTCCTTTCTTTTTTTTATATATGTATATCTGAATAAAATTAAAAACAAGTTATGGAACAAACAAGTTATAAATTTCCCTCTGAAATAGTTACCCTACCTTCTAAAGGTTTATTATACCCAGAAGATAGTCTATTAAGAAAAGGAGAAGTTGAAATGAAGTATATGACAGCCCGAGAGGAGGATATACTAACAAATCAAAATTTAATACAAAACGGTACAATAATAGATGTATTACTTAAATCTTTAATTTTATCACCCATAAATTATGATGATTTATTAGTAGGTGATAAAAATGCAATTTTAATTGCTTCACGTATTTTAGGATACGGTAAAGATTATAAATTTAAGTTTAATAATCCCTATACAGGTAAGGAAGAAGATGCTGAAGTAGATTTAACCAAAATAGATGATAAAGAATTAGATGAATCTAAAATTACAAATGGTAAAAATGAATTTAATTTTTTACTTCCTATTTCTAAAATAAATCTTACTTTTAAACTTTTAACACATGGTGATGAAACTAAAATTGAAAATGAATTAAAGGGATTAAAAAAATTAAGTCAAGGAAACAAATCGTTAACCACAAGATTAAAACATACTATTCTTTCTATTAACGGTGATTACGAACAGAAAACAGTTAGAGAATTTGTAGATAATCAATTATTAGCAAGAGATTCAAAATCATTTAGAGATTATGTAAAAGAATTAATGCCTGATGTTAAATTAATATTTGATTATGAAGGATCTGATGGTAGAGTGGTAGAGGAGGTACCTATCCCTATAGGGGTTACCTTTTTTTGGCCTGAGTCCTAAATATAGAACAAATATTTTTAGAGAAATACATGATTTGGTATTTCACGGTGGTGGTGGTTTTATTTACTCAGAAGTATATAATATGCCTATTTGGTTAAGAAGATATCATATTAGTCTAATAAATAAACATTTTAAAGAACAAGAAAAAGCTACAAAAAAAGCTCAACAAGACACCTCTAATAAAAGTGTTTCAAGGCCTAATATAAACCCCACAACTACATATAATATTTAAAGATGTCACAAGACATCTTTTTTTTATATTTATAATAAAGACAAATTATGGAATCTGAAGAAGAAAAATCTAGAAAAGAGATTGAGGGAGAATTAGAAGCTAGAGACAAAAATTTAGAAGCTAAAAGAAAAAGTATTAAATCTAGTAAAGAATTATCCCAACTTGCTAAAAATATAAAGGGTTATATAGAAGATACTAGCAAAGTCCAAACATCTTTTCAAAAATCTTTAGGTCTTAGTGTAAAAGAAAGTCTTAAATTAACTAAAGAATTAGGTAAAAGTGCTACTTTTAGTAGAAATTTAAATGTTTCATTTATTCAATCTGTTAAAGCTACCCAGCTTATTAATTCTAATTTAGGAATTGGTACTAAATTAGTAGCTAAACAAGCTGAAGACATAGGAAGATTTGCTCTTTCTTTAGGTATGTCAGAAAAAGCACAAGCTAATTTAGCTAAAAGATCAATTCAAACGGGTAAATCAGTAGAAGGTTTAGTATTATCACAAATAAAAATTGCAAAAAGTGTTGAGGGTGAATTTGGTACTAGATTAAATATTGCTGAAGTAATAGATAAAGCTAATAAATTAAGTGGTCAAGTTAGAGCTCAACTAGGGGGCAATGTAGAAGAATTAACTCGAGCAGTTGCCACAGCTAAAGAACTTGGATTTGAATTAAATGCAATTGCGGGTACAAGTAAATCATTATTAAACTTTCAAAGTAGTATTGAATCAGAATTAGAAGCAGAACTATTAACAGGAAAACAACTAAATCTAGAACAAGCTCGTTTATTTGCATTAACAGGCGATTATGTAGGGTTAACTAAAGAAATTGCGGATAATGTAGGAGATTTTTATGAATTTAGTAAATTAAATGTTTTACAACAAGACGCAATTGCTAAATCAGTTGGTATGACATCAGATCAATTATCAGATCAATTATTCGATCAAGCTTCTATTACTGAATTAAAAGAAAAAGCAAGAGCTGAAAATGATAAAGAAACTTTAGCTAGGTTAGAACAATTAGACATTCAAAAACAATTTGAACAATTAACTTTAAAAGTACAAGGAGCTTTTATAGCTATAGCTTCTACCTTAACACCTGTATTTGAAGGGTTTTCACTTATGGCTAAAAATGCAGATATAATGTTAGGTATAATGGCAGGTATGGCAGCCTATTCTACAGTAGTAGCTATCCAACAAGGAATAATTTCAAAACAAATGATAATACAGAAATATGAGGCAATTAAAACATCAGCTGCAAAACTTCTAGGTGGAGCTGTAAACCCCCTTGCACTTATAGCGGGTGTAGCAGTAGCAGGTGGAGCAATAGCACTTATGAAAAGTCAAGCAAGATCAATAGGGGGCCCCGTAAATGCAGGAGAACCCTATATGGTTGGGGAAAGAGGACCTGAACTTATAGTACCCCCAAATTCAGGTAATGTAATACCTAACAACCAACTAAATAGTGGAGGTGGGAAAGGTCGTTCAGATACTGAAATAATATCACTAGCTACAAAGGCGGCAGCTCGATCTATATCGGTAGACTTTAATACCCCTCGTTTTAATTCAGTAAATTCATTAGACGCTGTATTTGTTTAATATGTATAATAAAACTAATTACTATGGCACTTAAAGATTTATCATCATTATTCGATTTAGTAGCAGGAAATCAACCTGTGGGAGATATGGAAAACCAACGAGGGGCTCAATCTTTTGATCTAGGTCCAGATTCTACTTTACAACAAAACTCTTTACCAAAAGTACCAGTAAATTCACCTTACCAAGATTTAAATGGACAACCGGGACCCCAGTTTAATTTAGGGGAAGACTCTACATTACAAGAAGATAATTTAATAAATTTAGAATCACAATTAGATTATCCTGATTTAAATGGAGTTGATGGGGGGAATGGCTATTTTCATCGTATAGCTAATCCAGGAAAGTACCAAGGTAAGAAAATAGGTAAAAAAGATCTACATGAGTACTTATTAACTAATAGAGCCTATGGTTACATTTATGGTAATTCCCCAGAAAATGTAACCCGAGGACAATCAGAATACCAAGATTTAGACGGAGTCACCAATGATGAGGGGAATGGATTTTTTCATGGGGCAAATCAACGTTCTACTTTACAAGGAAAAAAAATATTTAAAAATGATTTACATATAGCTTTACTAAAAAATAAACCATACGCTTATTCATATGGAATTACAACCCTTGGGAACCAACCAGGACAAGCAGGTCCCTATAAAGAACCACGTATAGATTTAGACGGAGGATTACCCAATTCGGGAAAATATGAAGATAATGGACCATCAGAAGGATTTTATTAAATTATGGCTTTAAAACAACTTTTAACAAATTTAGAAGAGGGAAAAACAGCAGGTATTGTTGATTCTCACCCCTTCCATGCTCAGTATAATAATGGGGGGTCTACTTTAGGTAATTCTACTTCTCTTTTTGATAATTTTAATTGGAACCAAAGAAAACTTAAATTTGGTGAGGGTAATGCTTATGACAGACCCAGACAGGGTTTTAGTAAAGAACCATTTATGGGGAAGAATCAAGAAATCCCTGATTTAGATAAAGGTGCTTCTCGTTTTTTAGGTTTTATTGACAGTTTTTCTGACGGGTTTATAAGAGGTGGTATTACAACAGCAGTAAGTAGAT